TAATTTTCAATTTCTCTTTGAAGAATTGACTTTGGATAAACACGACCATTTTGATTTAGTGTGTTTGCTCTCTGAATAATGCCTTTTAGCATTACTTTACCATGTTTTTCTTTATTTTCTTTGATGACTTCCTTATCACAAGTAATAGGTAGCCATTCTCTAAGAACTTTCAAATCAGCCATTTTTATTCTCCGGGCGTGCAAGCTCACTAATAAGCTTTGTAATTGTTAAAAACCTAATAACAGTTTCGTCATTTATTTCTTGCTCATCAATTCTATGAATAGCATCTCTTACTTTTCCTACTTTTTCTACCAATATTTGATTTGTTTCTTTGTCTTCAAAGTTTTCTAATAATGCTAATGCTGATTTTCTTTTTTCAGATAAATAATCTTTCAAATAATTTCCTTCTTGTGAAGAATAAAAAACATAATTACTAATAATCTCTCTTTCAGAATCAGAAAGATTTGAGTACTTTTTATTAATTTTTTCAGTCATTAACTTAAGAACTAGCTTGTCTGATTTTGAAGCATCTAAGTTGTCTTTTACTTCTGACATGCTCTTTTGCTTCTTTTCCGTGAGCAAGTGTTCACCAATCTTCTTTTCAAACTCAATTAGTCTGCCCAAATCAGGCGAATCCTTTCGCCACTCATTAAGCGCGATTTGAATTGAGCCTAATTCTCTATAATTTGAGACAGTTTGATAGAAAAAATCTTTTCTATTAACTTTGTAGTTGATGTCTCTTATTAAATTAGATTTCTCTTTTTCAAGCTTTTTGTTATTAATTTTTCTAGCTGCTCTTTTTGCTTCTGATAAAATTGATGCAACAATGTGTGTGTCGCTAACAGTTGCATTTATTAAAGCATTGAATAATCTAAACTCTTTATACAATTCTTTTTCTTTTGAGAAGTGTTTTTCAATTAGTCTAGTTGCTATTTTTGCAGACTTCTTGTCGCCTTCAATAATACAACCCGTAATGTGTTGAATTAAAAGTTCGTAAACAAGACCAATATTTCTTTTTTTATTATGTTTAATGTTCATTCTTCTCCCTCTGATGAATTACTCTCAGAGATAACTCCTGTGAATTTTTTAGGTTTTCCAAGCACACTGTCTAAATTATTTAAGGTAGATTTTATATTTTTTGTCATGTGAGCATTTTGAGTAAACTTGTCGTTTAAATAATCATCTATACTTATGTCTTCAAACTGAAGCTTTCCCATAGATTTTAAATCATCCAATTCTCTCGGTATTCCAGTAACATCATTTTGCCTTCTTGCTCCCGCATCTCTTCTCAACGATGAATGATTCTCAGCCTGTTCACTCTCTTGCCTTCTTTGATGTTTTCTTCTTTTTTCTGAGTACTCGTGCCTTGCTTTTTCTCTTTTTTCATCATCTGTAAGCATCTCATCAAGAGGCTCATTAAGCATATTGTCTTTTGCTTCTTCTTCTTCAAGAATTGATGTGATACTCTCTATTCTTTTCTGTATTCTTATTGGCACACCTTCATCTTCGACAGAGTCAGACTCAGATAGTGAATCTTCACCACCCGAGGAAGGTTCGAATCCTAAGTCAATTGTTTGCTCAATTTCAGGAGCGCCTCCACCAGACATAGGGTTAGAAGGACCTTCAGCATTTGTAATCTGTGTGGCTTCTATTTCAAGTTCAGTTATCTTGTCTAGTTTTTGACCCTTTATAATCTTAGATATTTCATCATCAGTTAATCTAATAATATTTTTTTGAACCCATCTTTTATCAACTAGACCCGGTGTAGACAGCGCTGCTGTTGCTGTTTCAAACTTAGTTCTAAAAAGCTCTAATTTTTGCTGTTGCGCGATTGTTGAAGGATTAGAAAGTGTAAGCGAGAAATCTAAAAGATCTGTATCTGTGAAGCCATGACAGTATAGATGCACAATAGCAAGCTTGTTCATTTCTGCCAAAACTGTTCTTTGTATTCTTGCTATTGTTCTAGAAAATCTAATATCTTCCATGGACAGTGTTGCTTTAGCACCTAAACCTTCGTCATAACCTAAATACGCTTTTGGTATTTTAAGCGCAGCAAATAATTTCTTTTGAATATACTCTACGTCGTTTGTTTCACCTGCCACAACTCCGCCTGCAAGAGTTTCTATTGTAGTACCTGATTCTGATCCTCGTACAGGAATAAAATAGTCTTCATCAACAGAAAGTGGATTATATCTTAAATCCACCTTGCCTGTGCCTTGATCCACTATGGGTGCTCTTTTTAGAGAAGATTGAGCTCGCTCCATGTATGCAGGTATCTCTTCTGGTGGCACATTTCCTACGTCAATCTTAAAAACTCTTCTTTCTGGTGCTCTAACAACTCTGTAAACCAGCATTGCGTCTTCTAGAAGGATCAACTGCCGCCAGATACGTCGTGCCGGCTCTAAAACTGAAGAACCATAAGGGATGAATGCATCGTTGCCCAGAAGGCGCATGTGAGAAATTTGCCAATTTTCTAATACTTGATTCCCTTGTGTAACCCAACGAAATCTTACTGCCATTGGATCCTTTGGATCAAAGCCTTCTTCTCTTTCAATTTCAGATATAGGCAAAGGATAAGCATTAATAACACCGAGCTCTGGACTTACATCATTAAACAAGAACATGTCGCCGTATTTTACGAGATTTCTAATCCAGCTAGTCATGTTAAATTCAATATTTAGCGTGTCATAAAAAAGATCGTCAAGCAGCTGCTTTATTTTTGTATTATCTGAGTATATGTGAAGAACTTTTCCATTCTCATCTGCAGATGCTGTTTCTTCTGCATAGATGTCTAGTGCACTGCCTATTTCTGGTGTGTACTCCATTTCTGAAAAGTCAGAGTATCTTGCCATTCTATCATACGTTCCATACGCTGACATAGCACTGCTATAGACTTTGCTCTGATTTTTTCTAAACATTTCAAAAGCTGACGAAGTATACTTGTCGTCAGGCTTTACGATATTTCTCTTGACAACTGGCCCTGATCTAAAGAGCCTAGTTAACCTTTGAAATATATTTGATCTACTTTCTGCCATTTAAAATTCCTACTTTAAAACCCACATATATTCTTGTGGTATCATACTACGATTTCTTGTTTTATTTAGGCCTTGCTTCACATTTCCACTATTGCTTGCATTTTTTTCTCCGTACACACCTGCAGGCGCTAGAAGCTGTCCGTTTGTATCATTATAGTTTCTGTTACTCTTAGATATCGAACTAATCATAGCTTCGTTTAATCCAGCAGTTGACTTTGAGTAATCAGAAGACCCATCAATAAGCCATGATCCGATTGCAAGACTCATTACAAGATCATCATTGAAGCCCGCTCTTGCCTGTGCTCTGCCAGTGTTCCAGGTAAATACTTTTAGCTCTTCATAAAATCTAGAAGAATAAGATGTTAACTGTCTATTTCTTAAAATTTCTTCTAACTTAGCAAGAATTGTAGATCTTGACTTCCCAGATGTAGTAAATCCACCGACGTCTGCTGATGCCGGAGGAATATAGTCTCCAACATAAACTTGCTTTTTTCTTCTATAGTAGATTTTAGGATATGCTAGTTCTTGAAGCTTTAATATTGTTGCGTAACCATAGCTATTATTCTCAGGACATACAAGTGCTTTATTATATTTCAACCCAAACTCATTTATAAGTTCAGCAAAAGTATCGGGTCTAATCTTTCCCTTATACTCAGCAACAATCTCATTTTCATTTGTGTCTATTATATGAAAAGTTGAGAAGTCTTTCGAGTCTCCTCTGGATACATCTGCAGAAAGGATATAATCATGTGAGCTGAGTGGGTATTTCCATATCCAGACATTCCTATCAAGGCCTGCTCGTTCAACTGGCTTTTGAATACAAGATCTTAACCACTCAAGCGTATTGTTATCTAGAAACGTCTCGCCGCTTGTCGCAAAATCACATAGGAATTCTTGTGCAATCTGTCTTTTGTTCATGTTTCTTGTAGTTTTTTCAAACCACTCATCATCTCTTTCTGGGTGAACTTGCCATGGGAGATTTATTGCATTAAATTCATTCAATCCTGAGTCTGCATCGACATAGAGTTTATGATACTGCCCTCCAACGCCATTCGGCGTAGATAAAATAATAACCCTACCACCTGTTGAGATAGTAGGGTAAATTCCTGTCCAAATTGTATCAAAGTTTCTAACGAATGCTGCCTCGTCTACAATAAGAAGGGATAGTGATTCTGATCTACCGGCGTCTTCTGACGTAGGAACAGCTTTTATTTCTGATCCGTGACTAAATCTTATCTTTTGCTTATTATTTTCAACAATGTCTGGTAGCAGCAACCATTTTGGCAAAGACTTTATCATAGTCTTTACTTTTGTAATGAAATTTTGTGCAACAGTTAGTTTTGTTGCAATAATAAGAATATTCTTTTCTTTTTGAAATATTGCCATCCACACAGCGTATGCAGCCACAAGTGTGGAAAGTCCTAACTGTCTAGACTTTACAACAATATTAAATCTATTTTCTAAGAAATCTTCAATGCAGTCATCTTGAAAATCGTATGTGTCAAAAGGTATAAGCCCTCTGACTGGATGTTGAATTTTCAAGTAATTTTTAAAGAAATAATTTGGGTCTTTGCCACATTTGATTATTTCTTTGACTTGAAGTTGTTTATTGTATTTCGCCATGGCGAAGATACATAGGTCTCATTTCAGCTTATTTCAAATACATGAATCTGTCTTACAAGCGCTGTACCCTTGTCAGAGTAGTTATTCATGCTTATTAACTCAACAGACATGTCACTTGAGAGTTCTTTTGTCTTTAGAGCTCTGCCGGCCTGTTCTTTGAAATCTTTTTTAATTCTTTTTAGGCACTCATTTGTAAGTTTCTGAAGTTCTGCTTCTGACTCTCTTGATGCAAGCTGCATGTTTGATCGTGTAAGTAAATTTACAACAGACATTGCAGTCATTTTAAGCTGGCCTTCGCCTATGATCTGAACTGAGCACTTCAACGTTCCTGGTTTCGACTCATATGACTTGCCAAATGTGTCATTAATGACTGTGCTTAGTGTATTATAGTCTTGAAAATTCATGTAATTCTCCCTTTAGTAGTAATTAGACGTTTTCGCTGCTTTATATATTTGTTAATGTCAACTTTTTTTGGTCGCCAGCCTTCTACCCATTTATCTTTTCTACTTTCAGCAAATGTTAAGTAGCACTCATGACAGCAAAAGTGCTCAGAATTGATCTGGAAGTCTTCTTGCGTACTTAACATAAAACCACATATGTCACAAAAGAAGTTGTCTTCTGCAGCCTTCTGGGTACCTTTGTTTACCTTTATGTCATATACTCTTAACATAAGAATCCGGTCCTGATTTAGTTATCTCTATTGTATGGTCTACAATGTCTTTTATAGCGTCGATGTGAGAAATAATTATAATATTTTTAAACCATTTCTTTAGAGACTGCAATAGTCTACCACAAGATTCTAGATTTGTTTCATCAAGTGTTCCAAATCCTTCATCAATAATTAACATAGATGTTTTTGGCAAAGATGATATATTGATAAGTGCGACTCTTATCGCCAGTGAGGATATCATTTTTTCCATACCTGATGCTAACTCAATTATTCGCTTAGAATCACCGTAGTCAATAAATACATTCATTGCATTAGACTCCAATTCAGCTTCAAGTAAAACTGTGAACGGTACAACACCTTTGAGTATTTTAGAAATTTCAGAATTTATCTTGGGCAACAACGAATTAATTATTTGGATAGGCATGCCTCTATTTGACGTTGCTTGCATAAACAAATCTTGAACTTTTAATTGAATCGTCAGTTCATCATACCGGTTTTTCTGTGTCACTGCCTGCGTTAGCGAAAGTCGGGTGGCCTCGACTGACTTAATCAGTGTCACTCTTTTTGCATCATTTTTTCTAAACTCTTCTTTTTTAAAATCTAATATTTTACTAATTCCGCTCTTGTCGTCTTCTTTGTTCTGAGAATCGAATCTTAGTTGCAATTCTTTGCATAAGTTTGCTGATTTTAAAAATTCTTTTTCAAGATTGGATATTTTATTTTGTAATACTTG